GTTCAAGGCTCAGACACCTACCAGGTCAAGCACAACGCGGGGGATGTATATAGTCAAACACTGCCCGCATTCACGACATCACCAATAGATACCGAGGTATTTGACTTCAAAAAACACAGGATCAAGAGGGAGGTTCACTTCCACGTCTACACCTCCATCGCATTTAGCAGCTACCAAATATATTCCATCACTCGAGCTACTTATGATAAACCAAGCCTATATCCTAGTATCATAATCGACGCCTACGAATTCACTGTAGCCTTTGATGTCGCAGATGGTATGTTTTTCAAGAAAATCGGACAGGAGTCTGCAGACAAACTTACCTTAGCTTTGGCTAACTATGCTACTCAGTACCATAAACTAGGACAGGAATGTTGTGACACCTATCCCAGAGTGCTACGCGTGATGGCATCAGATCTGATTTCCAGAGCTATGGAAGAGGCATATGAGACCAGGTCCCTAGCGTCGCTCGCAGTAGACCAGATAACCGATAAGCACTTTTTATCTTCTTTTAAAATGGAGTTATCTGGTTATTACTTATCGCATACCTTTAGAAAGTTAAAATACACTAAGGAAATATCACACGCGATCACCAGAGACAAGAGAGCAATAGCACGGATAGTCAAGGACCAATCAGGAACTGGGGAGAGGTCTACCATGAGAAACATACCCCTGACTGCTGATCACGAAAACAAGGTATACTGTTACACTAGGAGGGCTATGGACAACAGACAGCCCAAATGGGCTAGGACCACCAGAGAATGGATCACAAAGTTGAAACTCCCTTCAGCTTATTCAGTCTACTGGTTAATACCCCAGTTCATAATATTATTAGCGGTGACATGCGTACTGATAAAGCTTATACCTGCTACCAACCGTCCAACGGGATACCTGACTAACTATCCTACCACCTTACTCGCTCTATATAAGGGGTACCAAACAAAAGAACGCCACTATCTTTACATCATCATACTGATATACCTCAAAATAGTAAGTCTACTTATATCACTAGTAGTGGCAAAGTACATAACTCACATTCGTAAGACATTAACGGTCCCCATCATCTTTTCGTTATAAATGCCACATTCTTACTAATCTTATACTTAAAGACAGAGGACGACAAGGCGACCCTGAAATTCAAGCTGATATTCATGATCGCGCAGGCAGGAATAGTTATGATATGGGCAATCATAACTTGGATCCCCCATCAAGTCAGGGCTAATATCGATGGTTGGCAAAAGAACCACTACGATTTCCAATCCCGTAGCTGGGATATGTGGAAAGGGATACCCCAAGCACGAGGGCATTACTACGGCCCGAGGACTAATACAGTGTCAGTAGGAGCTGTGACCATGACAAGGAACGTCTTGGCTTCTAAAGAATTGCTCAAAGCTACAAAGATAGACCCCTCCTTTATTACCAGCTCAGCCAAGTTGATTAGGAAAAGAACTAACATGTTACAGGGTAAGGATCTACCAGCAATCTTCAAGGAGGTAACCCATAGGATGGAACACAGCGAAGAGATGTTCGGCAGCATCCCGAAAGATTTTAAGGATATCACAGAATCGGGAGTTGTCACTGACTACAAAAAGACCCAGACACTGGCCCTAACCAGCTTTGGTGGTACTATAGCCGCTATTTTGGGAAGGCAATGTGGATGCAAAGCCAAGCCTGATGAGGCAGCGATGGCCCAGTTCCTGAACTTCTCACATAAACTTATAGATAAGCGCCTAGGCCAGCTCGACCCACGTTGGGTTAAGGGACAGGTCATAAGGTGGTGCAGGAGATCTGTCCCAGAATACATTAAGGAAGAAATAGAAACCTCTAAGCAGCAGCTATATTTCCAGGGCTTTCAGAAGGCCATAAGCAGTAATTATATTCCTAATTACTATTCCATAATGCAAAAGAGCGCGGAGTTTAATATGGGCTCTCCACTAGATAACAAGACTAGGAACATAGCAAACCCCTCTAACCAGTTGAAAGCTATGGGATCCTACGTAGGCAGGTTATTGCTCATTTTAGCAAAGAAAGCTTATCCGGAGATAGTCCACGGAGTGAACGGACACCAACTGCAAGAGAGAATATCCAATGCCGTATCGGGAATCAATGATCCATACCTGTTATCCTACGACATGTCAGCCTTCGACAGCACTCAGTCCAAAGAATTACTCACCGTAGATAATTATTTCATTAGTAAGCTTTGGCCCTTAGTATCTCCCCACCTCCCGTTCTCCCACAAATTAAAGCAAATCCTAAAAACCAGGATACTCGCTACCACTATGAAACTCCGGGTGTCAGCAGGTAGAGAGCGAGTGTTCGACTTGGCAGTCGAAGGCACAGTATTTTCGGGCAGCCCGAC